ACAACGAAACATCGCGACCTGTTATTACTGTTGTGGCCATGATTTCTCCTTATGCGGTTTGTGTGTAATAGGTAGAAACTCGAACATCTGCAATAAGCAGAGTACTTGCTCCAACTTGTGTAACTGTTGGTCTTTCGACCGAACTCACGATGTATCCTGTTGGGATAACTGCGAGAACACTTAGGATGAGTTGCTCAATGTTATCCAGGCTTGCTGGATTTGAGTTGTAAGCAACTGCTACTGAAATTGTCATGTTAATTTTTGTACGAATAGCCGACTTGCTAATTGTTTCTAATTCAAGATACGGGCTATCTGGAACGATCACGACTGCCGGCGGGATAACGCTTTCTGGCACAAATGCGTAAACGTTGCCTGCTACTGTTGCAAGTGCTGTTGCTAAAGGTTGTCTAACTGAAGATAAGATTGTTGATGGCATTATTGAGCCATGCTTTCAACATCTATGTATGCGCCTAGTAATCCAACGCAACGATTAAATAATGATCTGCCCATTCTAAATGGTGTTGCTGTGAAATCTACGCCTTCGATCTGACCTCCTCCTGCGAGGCGAGATTGAAATACTTCTAAAGATACTGCAAAGGTCGCTGAGCGTACTGGTTGGTTGCCAACATAAGTTGCAGCAGCTGTAAGGGTTGCAGTTCCTGATGGAATGATGTTTGCGCTCGCCACATTTGCGTTTGTAATGGAGCATGAGAATGTATATTGTCCAAGATTATCTGCCAAGATTGTGCGTGTTCCATTGTAAGGTGTTCCACATCCTGCGATGACAACTGATTGACCAGCTGTAAATTCATGAATTCCAAGTGTTGTAAATGATGCTACGTTGTCGGTTAATGATGCCTCTTGAATAGGGCTCTTGAAAGAAACCAACATTGGAAGGATTACGCCTTCAGCTGTATCAATAATTTCATTTAAATAACTGTCGGAATAAAGAGATGAAGATACGCCAAGCACTGACCGCAACTCGGTGGCTGTGATAATTGATGGCATATCTTCCTCTCTAAACTCCCATTAAAAGATGCCTGAGATCGGGAGCAACCCCAGGCACTGATTTACTTACAGACTATGCAACCATGAATCGGTATGCGCCTGCGCCTACCTTTGTTGCTAGTGCGCCGTATCCGTAGTAAGAAACCTCAATTTGACCATTTAGGGCAACGTTGGTTTGCAGACGTGTACGTGCTGACTCATACCATGTGTATGAATCTGGGTTAATCAAGATAAGTGAATCATCGGCTGTTGGTGCTCCAACTGCCATGTTGCGAGATACTCGAAGGTTTAATCCAAGCAAGTTTCCGCCAAGTGATTGACCAGTTAGGTTTCCACCTTGATTTTGGTTGCCAATTAGGTTTTGGTAAATTGGGCGACCATTGTCAGCAAGGTTCATGATTGCACCAAATTGCTCTGGTGAAACTAGAATGTTTGTTGCTGTTCCAAGTGTGTTCTTGTAGATTGAAACAGATCCATCTGATACGAAATCAAGAAGTCCTGCTGCATCTAGTGTGCGGTTTCCGCCATCTGTTCCACCAGCAACTAGGCCAGCGATAACTGCAACGTCTGTTGCTTTGATGTAAGCGAATTCCATTTGCTTAACTAACTCGTCAAAGAATGCTGGTGATGAGCGATCTAACAACTCAACTGAGAATGTTTGTCCGCCAGCGTACTTCTTAACGTTTACAGTTAAGAATGAGTTTGTTAATCCTGTTTCGATAATTGCATCTGCTTCAGTTTCCTCTTGAACCACAGGAACGACTGTGATTTTAGGGATTTCAAAAGACATGCCCGCATCAGGTAGAACGCCACGTGAAACGCTGTCTACTGCTGGACGATCTGCGTTTGATAGTGGGTTGATGATTTCTGTCAATTGACGTGTTGGAACAAGTCCTGCGTTGTTTGATGTTGTGTCATCAGCTGCGCGAACATATAACTTGCTCTCATCATTTCCTAGTGCTGCACGTACTGAGTGCTCTAGGTATGTTGCTTTGTTTGTGATTGGTGAGCGCGGCTTTGTGTAAGCAACTGGTGTTGCTGCACTAACTGCCACTGGCTCAAGTTTTGCCGCTTCTACCGCTTCGGTTGCGATAGGGGCTTCTGAATTAATCTCAGACACTTTGTCCTCCTGTGGTTGTTCTTCCGCAGCGGTTGCTTCGGAATTCTCTGGTGTTGCTTCGGTTGCTGCTACATCTGCAACTCTTGCGCTATCTATTGCTGGATCGGTTACTAAACTGACCTCAATTAACTTGGCTGCACTGATAGACATAACTCCTGCTTTGTTTTCCCAGTCATCTACCATTACGCCTACGCTAAAACCATCTCTTAAACCTTCTGCAGCTTCTAGCAAAGAATCATCTCCAGCAATTGTGCCAGCGATCTTGAACGTTGCTTCAATGCCATTATCATCAGCTGTAATGTCCATTAACTTGCCAATTGGCCGTGTGCGATCATGCTCAAGTAATAACTTGACGGGCTTTGAGAAATCAATGCTGCCTTTTTCAAAAACTGTTGCTCCTGCTGATGTGTTGCCTTTTTCGCCCCAAGTAACAATCGTTCCTGAGATTGTTCTCTTGCGGTTATCGGCTGCGGTTAGCGTTACTGGGAAATTGATTTTCATCGAATCAAATCCTCCTCTTCTTGTATTTGCTCAATGCTCATCGCACCGATTCGGTTTAGGATTTCGTAAACTTGTGCACGCTCTAATGCTGATCCACGTAAGAAGTCATCAATATCAAAACGAACCTCAACACCATTTGGCACAAAATCTGCAGCAGATAGGCGTTGCTCGATTGGAGTGATTACGGATCTCAAGCTGAAATCGATAAGCGCTTTGCGTTCCATAACAGTCGTGCTGTATGTCATGCTGGTTGTTTCAGCAGATAAGAAACTGGCCGGAATACCACAAGCCCTGGCTAATTCTAAACTGACGTACATTCTGGCTTCATTTAATTGTAATTTAGCAGGATCAAAGCCAAGTGCAGTTAATTCGACATCTGCGTTTAAGAATGCAGTTGCTCTTGTTGATCTAGCAGTTTTCCAACTTTCTAACAATCTTGTAATTCGCTCTGGTGTTAAGTTTGTTCCGTTAGATTTAAGAACCATTGTAGGCACTGGCTCTTTAGCATATAACTCAGCCGCTTTTTCTAATTCTAGTGCTGCACGTATCGTGCGACCTGCACGATTAAGTACACCTTCATCTAATCCACTAAATACAATTATTGAGCCGACACCGCTTTGAGGAATGTGCATTCCATCAATTAAATACTCAGTGATTTCTGTTTGTGCTGCGTTTGTATTGTATGTAACTCTTTCTGGAGAAACTCTTGTCCATGCACGAATGCGACTGCCATCTGTTGATGAGTAGCTGTCTAAAACAACGCCATAGGCATATCCTGTGAATAACAAATCCTCTGCCAACCAGGTATAAATTGCAGATCCAGCAATTCGAGGATCTGGTTGCATAATTGAACGCTGTGGTCGCAAATGCTCTTTTGTGAAGTGGTTGTAACTTTCAATAGGTAGCGATCCGACTGTGCTACAAATAATGTTGCGTGCTCTTGCAACTGATGGCACTGACATGGCTTGCTCACGTGATGCAGTTTGTGCACCTAGAAATAAACCGCCAAAGGCTTGCTGTAAATTAAAAGGTATTGCAGCAGCTTCAACATCTGTGGTTGAAACTAGTGATTGATTTGTTACAAAGCGATCAAAGATTCCCATTGGCGTATATTATACCTTATGTCCGCTTTATCCGATTTGTACATCAACTTCAGTTTCGACCTGTGTCGCAAAGTATGAAACGAGAGCTGTGGCGACTGCTGCACAAACTGCAACCCTTGATGCCCTTCTACCAATAATCCAAGCACCATCGCCAAAAGGTAATCTTGCAGCTGATAAAACCTGCTGAGTTAATTCTTCTTGATCTCCATGCTGTAAACGATGGCTGTTAATCGCTCCAAGCCATCTGTCGCAGGATTCGCTGTAAATCGCCCCATCCATATCGCTTGTAGGAATTCCAGCCTGCTGTAATCGGCTGGCAACTGCAGCAGCTGTCCTTTTGCTGTAGGCAATAGTTTCCACCTGGTATTTGCGATAATAGGGCGCAACATCGTTGGCAATTGCTAAATCATTTAATGAGAAATCATTCGCCCAGGTATGAAGCAGTTGCACATAGAATCTTTCTCCTGGCAATCTTTGAGCAGCGACTAATGCTCCAAACTTACGATCTGGACTTAAATCTAATCCCATCCACATTGTTTTCTCTGGATCTAGTGGAATTGGTTCAATTGCACATGATTGCCATTTCTGTGCATCTACGACTGAATTGATCGTATCTACCCACTGACAAAATACTTCTGTCCTTACGATGTCCGGCGGATCATTTATTACAGATCGCAAATTATCCTGGTGAATTGTAATTCCCAATGATGGATTGGCTTGAGCGAACGCTTCCCAGTTCGGCTCACCCGACGGAAGGGTGATAGGAGCGTTAGGCTCTGCGCTCCATTCAAACCAACCAATATCATCATTTGCACCTCCAGCAGCTGCTAGGGCTCTACTACGTAAAGAGTTTAAAACAATCGAATGTTGATCTCCAGCATTTGAATAAATCCATGTTTGCGGATTCTTTGCGCTGATCATGGTGTATCTCATTGATGACCAGGCATCTTGATCTTTGTACTCTCGCAATTCATCCATGTGGATCGTTTCGGGTTTGGAAATACCACGTGATGCGTTATTACTTGCCTTAATTACAATTCTGCGATTGCCTTTAAGTTCCAATTCTTCTGCACCATGTTGCCAACGGATCTTCTTAACCTCGGATGCTAGTTTGTCATTCTCCTCAATCAAAGCAATTATCTGTCTAAAGGTTTCCAGGGATGTTGTAAGTCTGTGAGCTGATGCAAGCTGTAATCCCTCCCCCCACACGTAAGCACCGCAAAGCATGCGGAGCATCATAAAAGTGGACTTACCATTTTGCCGAGCGATGACTAACCCATTCTCAGAATGATGCCATCTACCATCTGGCTTAATCTTGTGGCCATGAATTGCAACAAACTTTTGCCATTCCATAAGTGGGATACCGACTTCGGCTGCAAAGTCGATCATTTCCTGCCCTTTAGATGGCAGATCATTGAGTTTGGAGTGAATACGTGGAGTTGGCACACCTCCTATTCTCGATTGAGCCTGATCTAAAGCGATCTGGTCTGATTCAGGCATGTTCAATTCGATTCAAAAGGATCGTGCCCGATTGAGGTGTTTTGTCGGTTAGAAAGATCAATGGGGGTCGGTGGTGTCCTACGGCTGACAAAAAAACGCCCCCCTTTAGAATAATTACATCTTTGACATGCAGCAACTAAATTATCGTCGCTATCTAGTCCACCTAATCTTCTAGGTATTACATGATCTACTGTATCAGCCTCTTGTGAGCAATACTGGCAAATGAATTGATCTCGTCTTAATATTCGTTCCCTAGTCTTACGCCAGGTTCTAGTGCCAACCCCTTGCTTAGCCATCAGTACCAGCCTTTTTTCTGATGAAAAGCGAGCGCATTACAGGCTGTTTGATGTCTGTGTTTTATGTACTTCAATCCTTGATCAATTTGATAAATAGGATCTTTGCTCTTTAGGTTTAACAGCTGTGGTATTCCATAAGCACTGCTCTTTGGATTCTTTGCTTTGTAATTCCATCTTGATTCTTTATACCAAAGATCACTTAAACAATAGAATTCTTTAAAATTGTGATTTAACTGTATAAAAGCATATTGTTTATAAACGTTTATATTAGCTGCTTGTACTGGCTCTAAGGCTAGTAATTGGCTCACAATCATAGATATCCCGATTAGGTGCCACCTTGCGAGCCATCCCCTACGGGGCTCGCCTTTTCGCCCTTGAGGCGAATGTCTTCTAAAGGTTATCATGCGTAGTCAAATCCTCTCGTATAAGTGCAGGTCAGACGGCGTGGCGTTACTCCTTACAAGCACCGCATTTATTAAATTGCATCTTCCAACATCCACATAAATGGCATCTCTCAACCTCTTTATCCATAATATCTTCTTCCAATCTCGCACCCTTGCGATAGCATTTTTGGCATTCTGCGATAACTACTCCTGGCACTGTATCCCAGCCAAATTCAATCTCAAAAATGGTTGATTTTTTGCAGGCATTACATTTCATTACCGCAGCTTCTATCATGGCTTAGAGCCCCAGCCTTTACCTTTAAAAATTGCTGGCGTTGCCTGGTAAACCTGCCTCATGACCGCACCGCATGTTTCGCATAACGGATTGGAGTGCACAATTGGCAGGCTGTACTCAATAACGATTTCTTCGCCAGGACATTCGTAATCGTATTTAGGCATGATGCCCGTAATCGATTCTGTTAATTACTCCACAGCCCACGCATGTCAGTAAACCCTCAACGTGCACCATTCTTGGATCATTACACATATCGCAACACTCATTAAGTGGCACGATGTCAGGCACTACAGTGCCGTTTTGGTTAAATCTGATGCGTAAACCATCAGGTTGCACAATTTCTAGTTCGCCCATTTATTTATCCTTATCGGGATCTGGAAAGTAGAACTTGCCATTGGCAGTTATTTTTGCCCATTTAGGTTCGCATTGATCAGCTTTAACTTTCTCAACGCAGACATAACCTTTGAATGGACGTCCGGTCTTTGATGTGCCTTCCTTTAGCAACATTCTGCCATGAGCGCAATCAAAGGATTCGCCTACCTTTTCAGCATTTAATGATTGTGCAACATCATCAACTGACCAGGCAATTGGTGCTGGATCTTCTAATTTAGGTGCAGTCCAATCAGAAGTTGCAGTTGCTCTAAGTGCATCAACTACAGCCGCAGTTCGAGATCCTGGTGCGCCATAAGTAGGCTTGTTTAAATCTCCTTCTCGTACTCGCTCCATTTCCAACTTAGATGGTCTTGCACCTTTTTTGGCGTAAGTCCAGTTAGCGAGCGCACGACCCAGCGCAGAACTTTCAGACAACTCGCAAGCAAATTTATTAAAACCTGAAGTTGTTTTCGTTTCACTCGCCCACCCAGTCGATACTGGATATTGATCAGCCTCAGTTCTAAATAGCCGAGCCACAAATACATATTCATCGCTCGGAGCGTTAGCTGCGACAACTCGCTCTGTTTCGATTCGCCCGTCTGGGCAGTCTTTCCAGAACTTGGATAATCTT